CCAGTCATCAATCAGTTGACCAACAAGTACTTGAACATCCTAGACTTCTTTGTACACTTTGATCTGGACGAGTCTTTCCAAGAGACTATCCGATCTAGACATCGTGATGCCTTTTCGTATGACTCATTCTCTGAGGGTGAGAAGCAACGGATTGACCTGTCCCTACTATTTACATGGAGACAGATCGCAAAGATGAAGAACAGTGTGGCAACCAATCTACTGATCCTTGACGAGACATTTGACTCTTCTCTGGACGAGGATGGTATTGAGAATCTGATGAAGATTATCTCTACACTGGGTGAGGATACTAATGTGTTTGTTATCTCTCACAAGAGTGAACTCGAAGATGCGGCATTCCACCGTAAGATTGAGTTTGTGAAAGAAAAGAACTTTAGTAAAATTAAGTCTTGACTTTAAATGATCCATGTGCTATTATACACTATAAATTAACTGAGGAAATATATTATGGAACTATCCGATACTACCATGCAGGTTCTCAAGAACTATGCGACCATTAACCCGAACATCGTTATCACCGAAGGTAGTACTGTAAAGACTATATCGGTAGCACGGAATGTTCTATCAACCGCAGAACTCCCCGAAGAGTTTCCTGCATCATTTGGCATCTATGACCTAACAGAGTTTTTGAATGTTCTGTCCTTGGTTGATTCACCCCGACTCACCTTTGAGAAAGACTATGTGACTGTCGGAGATTCTACTGGTCGTTCATCGGTGAAGTACTTCTTCTCTGATCCAGAGATGCTTACCAGTCCCGGTAAAGATATTGTCATGCCAGATGCCGATGTTAAATTTGTGCTAGATACAGATACTTTGGGCAAAGTCAAACGTGCCGCTGCCGCACTTGGACATGATGAGATTTCTATCACTCCAACCACTGGTGCGATTCGTTTGTCTGTCATTGACAGTAAGGATGCGACAAGTAATGCATTCTCTATTGATGTAGAGGGTGAGTATCCAGAAGGAGTTGATTTCAACTTCATTATGAATGTGAGTAACCTAAAAGTAATTAACGAAGACTTTGCTGTGAACATCTCTAAGAAGTTGATCTCGCAGTTTAAATCACAACAATCCGCAATAGAATATTATATTGCACTTGAAAAATCATCTACATATGGAGCATAATTGAGATGGCAGAAGCAAAGAAAGCAAAGAAAGATCATACCGCAATCTACGAACTGGGTAACCGAGTTGCTCGTTCGTCAGTCGCAGTAATTGATACTGTGGTACAACGAGGTGGTTTCAAGGGTGAAGAACTCACCACCATTGGTCAGTTGAGAGACCAAGCAGTCCAGATCATCCAACTCTGTGAAGAGTACCAGTCTGAACAGTCTGTTGATTAAGACTTTGGGGGGTGTTAATTCACCCCCTTTTTTTCTTGACTTTTTGTTTCATATAATGTACAATGTATATTACTAGAAACACTTTTACTTTTATTATGGAGACACAATGTCTAAAGAATTCCTATGGGTTGAGAAGTATCGACCCCGATTGATCAGTACAACCGTACTGCCCCAAGACCTAAAAGACACTTTCCAGAAGATTGTCGATTCGGGTGAAGTCCCTAATATGATGTTCACTGGTACTGCGGGTACTGGTAAAACTACGATTGCTCGTGCGATCTGTGACGAACTTGGTCTTGATTATATCATTATCAATGGTTCGGAAGAAGGGAACATTGATACTCTGCGGGGTAAGATCAAACAGTTTGCCTCATCCGTTTCTCTCTCTGGTGGTTACAAAGTCGTAATCTTAGATGAGGCAGACTATCTAAACGCACAATCCACCCAACCCGCACTGCGTGGATTCATCGAAGAGTTCTCTCAGAACTGTCGATTCATTCTGACCTGTAACTTCAAGAACAAGGTCATCGAACCTCTACACTCCCGATGTGGTGTGTATGAGTTCAACACATCCAAGAAGTCTATGGCACAACTCTGTGGTGAGTTTATGACTCGACTACAAATCATCCTAGATGGTGAGGGTGTCAAGTATAACAATGATGTGATTGCAGGACTAATTGGTAAACACGCACCAGACTGGAGACGAGTGCTCAACGAAGCACAACGTCATTCCATCTCTGGTAAGTTGGAAACTTCGGTACTCATTAATGATAGTAATGGCAACTATAGTGGTCTTTTTCAATCATTAAAGAGTAAGGATTTCAAGAAGATGCGGTCATGGGTGGTCAACAATATGGACACCGAACCTGCCGCAATCTTCCGTGGCATCTATGACTCTATGGAAGGAAAGGTACAACCTCAATCCATTCCGCAACTGGTATTGATCCTTGCTGATTATCAATACAAGAATGCGTTTGTCGCAGACCACGAACTAAACCTTGTTGCTTGTCTGACCGAATGTATGGCAAACGTGGAGTTCGTATAAATATGACCATGCCCAATGAACGAAGAGAATCAATAGAACGCACCGAGAAGTTTCTGATTGACTTGTTGAACCCCACGGTAACTCCAAGAGTTCCTAGTGAGGTTCGTCAACGAGCATACAGTTGTCTCAGGCATTTCCCACGAGAGTATGATATGGAACGTGCCGCAGAGACTTCTCCACAAATCTTCGGGGAATGGGATGACTAAGATTTCTCATCCACCAGTACAACAGGATGAGATTACAAAGTCTTTGTCTCTTGCCTTCGAGTATTCCTTTGATGGTGTCTCGGAGTTCACTGTACCCGATATGCCAGACATCTGTGGTTCTTTTAATATAGGACTCATTGTCGGGGCATCGGGTAGTGGCAAGTCAACCCTACTCAAGAGATTTGGACAAGAACTGTTTCCCTATTGGTTTGATGATAAGTGTATTGCGTCTCATTTTGATAATGAGGATGAGGCAATGACTCTGATGGGTGCGGTGGGTCTAAACTCGGTTCCTACTTGGTTCAGACCGTATAATGTATTGTCTGTCGGTGAACAGTATCGAGCAGACCTATCACGGAGACTTGTAGACAATGCGGTGATTGATGAGTTTACCTCAGTGGTAAACAGATCGGTTGCCAAGTCGTGTGCCCACTCAGTGGCAAAACATATTCGTAAAGAGGACATACAAGGTGTCGTGTTCTCATCGTGTCATTATGATATCGCAGAATGGTTAGAACCAGACTGGATATATGACACTGCGACTGGGGAACTCACCTATAGGGGGTCACTTCATCGACCAACTAGGAGACCCGAAATCAAACTTGACATCATTCCATGTGGGGTCGAAGCGTGGTCAATGTTCAAAGACCATCACTATCTGACCGAGGATATAAATACATCTGCCAAACATTGGTTGTGTTGGTGGGGTGATGTTGTGGTAGGATTCGCATCGGCAATACCGTTTCCAAGTGGAACACTCAGGAATGCGTTCCGAGGACACCGAACAGTGGTACTGCCAGATTTCCAAGGATTGGGTATAGGAGTAAGACTGAGTGATGCGATAGCACAGATACACTTGGATGAAGGGAAAAGATATTTCAGTAAAACCGCACACCCAAGGATGGGTAAGTATAGGAACGAGTCGAAACTATGGAAACCGACATCTAAGAATATGCGAGTGAGACAGCATAGTGTAACCGAAAACAGTGAAGACCGAATGTGGGTTGCCCGAAACTGTTTCTCTTATTCTCACGAGTACATAGGTGATACGACTCATAAAAAAATCAGGATATTGAACGTATAGAGGTGATCTAGATGACTAAGAAGAATCCAAAGATTAAACTGAAGGGTGGTTCGGAGTACGATACATTTAGTTATGGTAGACAAATATATTGCTATCTTTCACGAAGTGGGGTTGCAAAAAGTATCAAAAGAGGGTATAATAAGAGATTCAGGAAAGAGGGTAAGAAGAACCTAGATGCGTAGAGGAGAGAAACCACTAAACATCCGTGCCAAGCAACAGATTTCTATTTGTTGTAAGACACTATGTGAGAGAGAAGTGGTTGAAGAATACATCAATAAACTGGAAGATAGGGTAAAGGAACTTGAGCAAATGGTGGAGAATCTGGGCAAAGAGTCTAGGTGAGAAAGTTGGAGAAACCGACAAGCAAGCAAACACAGTTGCGGTCATTCGTACTGTGTGGTGGATAACCCACATGGCAACTTGTTGGTTCATTATATTAAACGCAATTGCCAATCACGGTTGGCACCTAATAGGATTATAGTATGGATTATCAAACAGATGTAGAAACTTTTATGATGGCAGGGCAACAAGACTATCCTGACTTTGGGGGACTTGAATCTGATCAAGCACAACTCTACATGAACCTAATCAGTGAGGAGTATATTGAGACACTCCAAGCATTCAAAAACAAAGACATTGTAGAAGTCGCAGATGGTCTTGCCGATATGGTATGGGTCATCATGGGCATGGCATCTACTTTGGACATCCCCTTTGATGATGTCTGGAACGAAGTCAAGGCATCCAATATGTCTAAGTTCGTTGACGGTAAAGTTGTCAAGGACGAGAATGGTAAGATTATGAAACCTGATGGATACTTCCGTCCAGACATTGGGAGGATACTTGATAATGGATAAGTGGGACAAAGCACATCTGAAGACCGCAAAGGTCTATGCCGAGTTGTCTCATGCGAGAAGGATGAAGGTCGGTGCGGTCATAGTAAAAGACAACCGAATCATCTCTATTGGTTACAATGGTATGCCTAGTGGATGGGACAATAACTGTGAAGATGAAATAAAATCTGGTAACACTGGATACGGTAGAAAACTAAAAACTAAAAAGGAAGTTCTTCATGCGGAAGCAAATGCGATTACAAAGGTTGCAAAGTCAACGGAATCGGCGGAGGGTGCAGTTCTGTACTCAACCTGTGCCCCCTGTATCGACTGTGCAAAACTCATCCACCAAGCAGGAATCAAAAGAGTTGTCTATGACCACGGATATAAATCGGACGAGGGATTGACTTTCCTTGAGAAGTGCGGTATAATGGTCGAAACTACTGAAAACCCTGATCCCTTTAATTTGCCTTGGCAACGGAGTTTAGTTCCTTGATAAAACCTTTTGATTATGTAAATGCGATTAACTATTCCAAGAAAGATATTATGCAGTCCTCGGATGACGAGAAAGTATATATTCCTTTTATGGTCAATCGTTCACTATCTTATTTCTCAGACACCGTAGTGATTGCGAATGAGATGAACAAGTGCCACCACCTAGACTCTCGTCTACAATTTTCTTTTCTTATAAATATCATTAGGAAACGGAAGCGTTTCTCTAAATGGGTAAAACCTGAATTAGAAAATGACCTTGAGTCGGTGAAAGAATATTATGGATATAGTAATGAAAAGGCACGACAAATACTATCCCTCTTATCACCTTCTCAAATTAAACAAATAAAAGAAAAGGTGAATAAAGGTGGAAGAAAGTAACTTAGTATCATGGAGTCCTGTGAGTATGCTAGAGATCACTCTGGCAGAACCCGATGATTTCCTCAAAGTGCGTGAAACTCTAACAAGAATCGGAGTTGCCTCACGCAAAGAACAAAAACTGTTTCAGTCGTGTCACATTCTACATAAGCAGGGAAGGTACTATATCGTACACTTCAAAGAACTGTTTATCTTGGATGGTAAGAAAGCAAACTTAGAGAAATCAGATGTCGAGAGACGAAACACTATTGCGACATTGTTATCAGACTGGGGACTTGTAGAGATACAGAACAAGGAAGTAGCAGTAGATTGTGCACCTCTAAGACAAATTAAGATCATTGGATTCAAAGACAAAGACCAGTGGGAGTTGTGTCCCAAATATAATATTGGCAATAAGTGATATAATCGCTTGACGACTCTTGATCTAGTGTGGTATAATACCTGTATTGAGAATGAGGATTTATATTATGAGTTTACGATCTGATTGGGAAACCTATCTGGAACCACATGGGGTCAAGTTCAATTTCCGAGAGGGGAGCAACAAGTACAAGACTCTGATGGTCTTACACGAGTACGAAGGGACTTGGTTGACCAAGGGAGAGATTGCCAAACTAATTAACTATCAAGGGTCTGATCTACAGGATGCCAGACACCTTGGTAAACAATCTGGTTGGTATGTCGAGCAGGATGGAAAGGGCAACTACCGACTGGTAACTACGAAGGAACCTCACCCATCATTCCATGCCAAGAAAAGATTGAACGAACTAAATACTTCTGACTTCACTGAGATGAAGAGTGCCTATGATAATAGGTGTGCTACTTGTGGAGAGAAAGAAGGGACAAAACATCGTTTTGAACATGGTAAGGTAATTTTAGAGAAGGGGCACTGCGATCCTCGGTTGGATATGTCACCCGATAATATCATTCCGCAGTGCCAATATTGTAATAAATTTTATGGTGACAAATTCGTATTTGATAGGATGGGTCGTGTCGTGGAGGCACTTTGAGTAGATTAAACATAACTATAGCAGAGACACCGAGTCAAAAGAAAATCGCAGATAATATTGTGGTCAAATATCACAGTTATGTTGCGAGTGCGAGAACTGTTGGTCGGTGTATCAAATATCTTGTTTACTATGATAAGGAGTTGGTAGGTACATTCTGGATTGGTAGTGGGTTTAAACCAACACCCAAGGCAATACTGAACTACTTTGACAAATCTCAAAAAGAGTTTGACCCTATGTTTAACATGGTTGCCGATAACAAACGGTTCTGTATGATTAAACATATACCTAATCTGGGAAGTCAAGTTCTCAAGGCAGTTCGTAATCGTGCAAAGAAAGATTGGTATGATAGATATGGTGATGACTTGATTGCCATACTCACTACAATCGGAGATGGTAAGAAGGGTGCTGTTTATCTTGCAGACAACTGGAAGAAGATTGGAGAGACTGCGGGGTTGCCAAAGGATAGAAAGTCTGTATCTATGAAATGGGATGACAGTGCAGGAATCAAAGAGAAGTATGTCAAACCCACAGGTGAGGATAAAAAGACAATTCTGATTACTGATAGATTGTCTAAATTTGAAAAGGTTACCTTAGATAATTTTATTTATTGAGGTGGTTAAATGTTTAATATAGGAGATAAGTGATGAGTATGATAATTGAAGTGAACCTTGAACAAGATAAGATTGATGACATCATTATAGAGCAATTGACTTTGGAACTTGACAGTTTACACGCAAGTGGTCTTCCCGAAGATAAGGAATACATTTCCGCATTTGAAAAGGTCATTGACTGGCACGGTGGTTAAATGTCCACAGGACTGTTCGAAAAGCACATAGAATCTATTCGTGCGAAGAAGCATTGGTGGGGTCGTTTAGAGGATATTGTCGGGTACGATTGGAACCACATGATGTACATGATC